TCAGGCCGCGGAATTAGTGCGTTGGAAGAACGCTTCGAGGTGCTCGCGGGCGGCGTCCGGGCCCTGCGTGGTGTGCTTGATGTAGTGCTTCTTTGTGACCGCGACGTCGCCGTGTCCGAGCTGCGCGGCAGCGGCATCCGCGCCGACCTCTTCGGCGAGTAGGGTCGCGACGGCCTTCCGGAATTTGGTCGGGGTGACCTTCGCGTAGGGGGTGCCCTTGAGCGCCTCCGACCACTGCCGCATGAGGTTGTTGTCCCATTGCGGCGTGCCGGTCGACGACGGGAACACGAGGTCGTACATCGCGTCGACGCGGCGCCGCATGAGCATGTCGACCACGCTCGGCGGCAGACGGACGTCGCGGATCGAGTCGTCGGTCTTCGGCTTCGGCTGGACGGCGAGCTTGCCGTCGTCATCGACGACGAGCGTCTTCGACAGGCTCACCGTCGGCGGCTGTGTGTCGAATCGGATGTCGTCCCAGGTGAGAGCGAGGACCTCGTTCGTGCGCGCCCCGGTGCCCATGTACATGTCGGCCACGTCGCTGATCCGCGTGTACCGTCGCCGCCCCTGCTTGTCGGTCCCCGCGTCGCGAGCGAGGAGCAGATCCCGGATCGCCCAGACGTCCTCCTTGCGCAGCGCGACCTCGGCCTTCTTCTTCGCCGTGATCGTCTGCGCGGCATCCGCGGGGTTCCGCTCGATCGCTCCCTGCCGGACGGCGTAATCCAGCATCTGCAGCAGCACGCTCCGCACGGTCCGCGTCGTCGAGTCACCGTGCGTCGCACGGGCGCGCTCGAGGAAGCGGTCGACCCTCGGCACGGTCAGCTCGCCGAGGCGGACGCTTCCGAGGGATGCGGCGATCACCCGGTCGGCGAGGTCGGTGTATCTGCGGATGGTGGCGCCGGCTCGGTCGCTGCTCTTCATGATGGGAAGCCATGCGGCGGCGAGCTGCTTCACGGTCGAGTCGCGGGTGAGGTCCTCGCCAGCCGGAGCGAGCCGGCGCTTGAGCGCGCGGATGAGATTCCGCTCAGCCTCGGCGGGCGTCCGTCCCTGGCGCTGGATCACGCGGGTGACGCCGTCAGAGTCGCGGTAGCGGGTGACGGCCGTTGGCTTCCCGTCGATGGTGGCGCGGCGAATCTTGCCCCACGTCTCGAGTTCGAGTGGCGGTCTAGGCACAATCCCTCCGGTGCGCGTACTGGCCGGTGCCCATCTTCGCGTCGACGTAGGTCGTGTCCCCGATGCGCAGAAGGACGCGACGGTAAGCGTCGACCAGCTCGGGGGTGACGTCGAGGTCGAAGGCCATCGACGCGGTGTGGCCGCTCCGGTGCTTCTCGGCGTCAGCGAAGCCCTCCGGGGTGATGAGGTGCAGCGCGGCCCACTCGTTGGCGCGGCGTTCCTGCTTCGCCAACACGGGGCCGTAGGGGCTGGGCTGGTCTCCGAACACGTGGTGCGCGATCTCGTGCGCGAGGACTGAGCGTGCGACGCGGCGGGGCATCGAGGGATTCAGGCGCACGGTGCGAGATCCGTGGTGGTATCCGCCGAGGTGCCGGCCTCGTCGCTCGACGACGTGGAGTCCAAGCTCGGTCGCCAGGCTGATCAGTTCTTGCATGTGGTTCTTTCGCGGGTCAGGCGTCGTACTTGTCGTCGGTGTCGTCGGGGTCGTGCGTGATCGACTCGGAGGCGACCTCGGCCAGATCATCCTGCACGGGGTGAAGTCGACGGATCGGCCGCAGCGTGCCGTACTCGTCCTCTTCGATCTCGAGGGGCTCGGTGATCGCCGCGGTAGCGCTGCCCTTCTGCACGCGCCGGAGGATCTCCTCGGACAGTTCAACGTCGGTGTACTCGTCGAGCCCGAACGCCTTCTGAACGCGGAACATCGCGACATCGCTCGGCTCGAGGTACCCCATCTCGACGAGGGCGTGGAGGGGGCTGTCTCCCAGCTTCCGGGCGATCGCGATCACGGTCTCGACCTTCACGCCGGTCTGCGCGCTACGCCACTTGCTGAGCTGTCCGTCGGACGCGTCAATGAGGCGCGCGAAGTCCGCTTGTGAGCGTCCACTCATCAGCCGGTTTAGGTACTGCGCCCATCTCTGTCGCACGTCCGAAGTCTCTGGCATGGCTCCGACACTAACGCCTCGTGTTTCACACCTGCAACACGTTTGCCTGTGAGAACCCCGGAATCTCGGGAAACTTGAGGAAACGCCGACAATCTTGACTTGCTCCGGGGGAAACCTTGTGTTCTAGTTTCACGCATGAAAGAAGCGTTCATAGATGAAACACCTCGGATCATGATCCACCGCGAGAACTTCGAGTCGCTGCGTAGAGCGAGCGGTATCGACTCCGAGGGAAAGCTCGCCGAGATCCTCGGAGTTTCGCGGACCACGCTGTGGCGCTACTCGACTGGAAAGGTCGCGCCGACCGCGGACTTCATCGCCCGGACGCTGGTCGCTTTCCCTCACACGGGGTTCGAGCACCTGTTCCGCGTCGAGGCACCGAAGGCGGTCGCTCGGTGAATGGCTTCCTGACCCCTCTGCAGGTCGCAGAGCGAGAGGGGCTCGCCGTCAAGACGCTCTCGAACTGGCGCGCGCTGGGGATCGGTCCGGCTTTCGTGAAGGTCGGCCGGCTCGTCCGCTACGAGGAGTCAGCAGTCGTCGCGTGGGAGAAGTCACTCGCCTCGGGTGAGCACGCTCAGGCGGTGGCGTCGTGATCCGGTTCATGCTCCTCGCAGCCTTTGTGCTCGGGCTCGTGCTGGCCCTCGTGTGGGTCTGCGTGCGCCGCGAGTACGACGGGATCTGGCTCCTCGGCGTACTCGCCGCGGTGGCTCTGATCGTCGTGCCGTTCTTCGCTCAGGGGGCGAAGCGATGACCCCGGGCGAGATCGTGGTGACGGTCTACTGGCTCGCGGTCTCCGCGCTGATCATCATCGCGACTGCCGGCGCCCTGTGGTTCTCGCGCCACAGCTACGACGGCGCTATCCCGATGTCGCTCGACTGCCGCGACGGCATTCACGCCGGCTGCGCGTACTGCGACGCGTGCCCGTGCCACGGCGGTGCCGCATGATCGCCGCGGGCTTCGACACCTCGCTCACTGCGTCGGGTGTCGCGACGGTGGAGTTCGGTGGGGACCTCGCCGCTCCCGTCTGGCAGACATGGCGCGCTCGTGCGCCGAAGCCCGTCGACGAGTCGGTCGCCTCTGAGCGCCGCCGACTTCGGATCATGCTCCGCGAGATCCTCGCGCTCGTTCCTGCCCGCGTGCAGATCTCCGTTGTCGAGGGTCCGGCTCCGCAGGCGAAGAACTCCGGCAAGGCGGACGAGCGCTCGGGCCTCCGCTGGATGCTCATCGATCAGCTCCTCTCGCGCGGTCCTGTCGTGCTCATCGACCCGCAGACGCGCGCGGTCCTGGCGTGGGGCAAGGGCATGCCGCGACGGAAGAACGGGCAGTCCTCGGACCAGGCAAAGGCGCCGGTCCTCGCTGCTGTCCGCGCTCGAATCCCCGGCGCCCACGTGCCGGATCACAACGTCGCCGACGCGGTGGCTCTCGCTGAGGCGGGGGCGCACTGGCTCGGCATGCCGGTCGAGTACTCGGCCACACAGGTTTCGGCGCACGCGAACGTCGCGTGGCCGGAGATGGTCGGGCCGCTCGGGCTCGCCCAGAAGGGATGAAGCAATGTCAGTGATGTTTTCCGGACAGCGTCCGGGCGAGGAGCTGAACGGTCTCGAGCGTCTGCATGACGAGTTCATGCGACCGGATGCCGAGGACGTTCTCGTGGTCGCGATCGTGCGTCGGTCGAAGCGGACCCTGAACGACGAGAAGGGCGAGGAGTATCCGACGGTCCGGTTCGCTCGCGTCGAGCCTGTGACCGAGAACGACAAGGTCGCGGCGCAGCAGATGCTCGATCGCGCCTACCTCGCGCGGACGGGGAACGACTCCCTCGAGCTGCCCGGGTTCGACGACGACGCCGGGGCGGTCGACTGATGGCCCGCGGGATCTACAAGGGGCGCCCGCACGGCGCTGTCCTGACCGAGCGCCTGCGCATCGAGGGCCGCTACCGCATGTCGGCGCGCGAGATCTTCGACGAGCGGAAGGCAGTCCACGCCGCACGCATGGCCCGGGCCGCCGTCGCGAAGAAGGGCGGCAAGTCGTGACCGAGTGGCCCCCGGACGAAGGGGCGACGCTCGTCGAGGGGATGCCGGAGGAGGAGTACCACGCGCACCCTGCGCTCTCGGCATCCGGGATGAAGCAGATCCTCCGCTCGCCGCTCCACTTCCTGCAGTCGCGTGAGGTCCGCAAGGAGAAGCCGGCATTCGATGTCGGGCACGCGGCGCACGCGCTGGTGCTCGGTGTCGGTAAGCCCATCGAGCAGATCGACGAGAAGCTGCTCTCGGCCGACGGTGGGATCCGTTCCAACGCGGCCAAGGAGAACGTCGAGCGGATCCGTTCCGAGGGGAAGGTGCCGCTCAAGCCGGCGACGTTCCGCGCGGTCACGGAGATGGTCGAGTCCATCCTGCGGAACCCGAAGGCTCGGGCGATCCTCGAGCGGCCGCGGATGACGGAGGTGTCGCTGTTCGCGATCGATCCCGAGACCGGCGTGCCGCTCCGGGGTCGTCTCGACATCCTGGCCGGCGCCTCGTGCGGTGACGTCAAGACGACGAACGATGTCCGGACGCACAAGCTGCGCTCGCTGATCTACGAGTTCGGCTACGACGTGCAGGGCGAGGTGTACCGGCTGCTGATGCAGCTCGTGCTGGGTCTCGAGCCGGAGCCTGTCGAGCTGATCTTCGTCGAGAAGGAAGCGCCGTACGAGGTGCGGGTCGTGAAGCTCGGGCAGGGATGGCAGGCCGGTGGCCACGAGCGGATGCGTGCGGCGATCGAGATCTATCAGTCGTGCCTCGAGTTCGACGTGTGGCCGGGTGCGGACTACGAGGACGGCCCGGTCGAGGAGATCGAGCCGCCCGCGTACTACCTCGCCGACGTCGCGCGGATGACCGGTCAGGCGGTGATGCTCTGATGGCGCTGCAGACTCGCAAGCCGACGGGTCTCCCGTCGTGGCCGATCACGGTGCTCGCTGGACGGGAGAAGGCCGGCAAGTCCTGGGCAGCGGTCGCGGCCTCGGCCTCTCCGCTGGTGGGGCAGACGCTCTATCTCGGCCTGGGCGAGAACGACCCGGACGAGTACAAGCTCATCCCCGGCGCCGACTTCGACATCGTCATCCACGAGGGGACGTTCCCGTCCTTCCTGCAGGCGATCCGGGACGCGGTCGCCGAGCCCCCTGTGGGCGGGAAGCCGACGCTGCTCGTCGTCGACTCGGCGACGCGGCTGTGGAACCTCATCGGCGACAACCTGCAGGCGATCGCGAACAAGCGCGCGAACGGTCGTCGCACCGCGTCGGGTGACTACGCGATTTCGACCGATCTGTGGAACGTCGGCGCCGGCTGGTGGCAGGACGTCATGGACGCGCTCCGTCAGCACCGGGGGCCGGTGATCATCACGGCCCGTCTCGACGAGGTCGCGGTCATGGAAGGCGGCGCTCCGGCGAAGTCGGGCGCGAAGCAGTGGAAGGTGCAGGCGCACAAGTCGCTCGTGTTCGACGCGGATGCCGTGATCGAGATGCATGAGCGCGGGCACTTCCTCCTGACCGGAGTTCGTTCGGCTCGGATCCAGCTCCCGAAGCCGAGGCTCGTGCCGGAGTTCACGATCGAGTGGCTCTGGGACGCGCTCGGCCTGGCCGAGGGCACCGCGGAGCGATCGCACGCGACGGTCCGGGCCGACGGATCCGCCTCGCCCATCGCTCGCATTCAGGCCGCGGGATCTCTGCCGGATCTGCAGCGCGTGTGGATGGACCTGCAGCGCGAGGGGCTCACGAAGGACCCCGAGCTGATCGAGGCGAAGGACATCCGGAAGCACGAGCTGCAGGCGAGCGCCAGAGAGTCGGCGCCCGCCGAGGCTCCGGTCGATGCCGAGCCTGCTCCCGTCGCGGCAGAAATGCCCACGACGCCGGAGAACACGGCACCCGCCGAGGAGTGGCCGGTCGCTCCGGTCCCGTCCGATGAGGAGGCGCTCGTCCGATGAGTGCTACGGATCAGGCTCCGCTCGTGCGTAACCAGCACGGCGTGATCCTCGGCGTCGACTGGCGTCGTGTCCCCGGGATGGCGCGCGAGGGCGTCGTCGTCCCGGGGGCGGTCCCGGCGTGGTCTGTGATGCCGGGCGACCGGATCCGTCATGGTCGCGACCTTGTCACGGTGCTGATAGCGCGGCCGTCGGTCCTGGTGGGCGTGGTGCACCTGACGGTCCGGACGAATGAGGGCGCCGAGATGGTGCTCGAGCGTCACCGTGACGACCGGCTCGACGTGGTCGAGGTGGGTGCTTTCGATGTCCGCTGACATTGCGGTCCCCGATGTGGACGAGCTGCTCTTCTGGCCGAACGGCGATCTGGTTGATGTCGAGTCCATCCAGGGCTACGCCGACGAGGCTCGGCTGCTCGCGTCTTCGGCTCTCGAGGACGGCGAGATCCGCACGCCGGACTGGTGCGTCGGGGAGTTGGCGGCGGTGTCAGGGATGGCGGCGCGGATGACGCTCGTCATCCTCAAGGCGGAAGCGCTCAAGCGGCAGGTCGCGACGCGTCTCGCTCGTGCGAAGGCGACGGCACGGCTCAAGTACTCGAATCTCCCGCCGACGCTGCAGACCGCTCACATCGTGCTCGACACGGCGGATCTGCAGGACGAGTACGACGTCGCGGTGACGGCGTTCGAGTACGCGCGGCGGATGGGGAACCTGCTCTCGGACTACACGTCGCGGGTGCAGACGATGGGGAAGCAGATCGAGCTGACATGGGTCGCGCCTGGTGGGCGGGGGCTCCGCTGATGGTTGCTCCGTCGCCGAAGGTTCGCGGGCTGGTGCTGCTCCGGGACGGGCAGACGTGCGTCGCGTGCGGCTCCCGGACATCTCCGCTGGAGATGCAGCACCGGCAGCGGGTGGGTGCTGGCGGGTCGAATGTGCGGCCCCAGCCTCACGAGCTGGCGACGGCGTGCGCGCTCTGCAATATGCGCTTCGAGTCGGACATGCAGACGCTCGCGCTCGGGTGCGGATGGAAGGTCCGCGCGTGGGTGAAGGACCCGAGGCTCGTGCCGATGTTCAACCGGCCGCGCGGGGCATGGGGGCTGCTGACTCCCGAGGGCGGTGTGGCACGGCTCTCGCCGGCCGCGGCGATCGCTCAGATGCGTGAGGTCTACGGGCCTGAGGAATGGGACCGGTGGGCGGACAAGAGTCCGCTGCTGGTCGGGATGAAAGGGAAGGTCTCATGACCGACATCGACCAGGCCGGGGTGCCGGTCGACGAGGCGACGGCGAAGGACTTCATGATGGTCCGCGCTGCGCTGGTGAAGCGGCTCGGCGGCGCGAACGAGGCGCTCGTCTGGACCCGGATCGACTACCGCGCGAACTCCGCTCGGGAAGCGCACCGCACCGACGACGGCACTCACTGGTGGGCTGCGACCTATCCGGAGATCGCGAGCGAGACGGGCCTCACTGCGGAGCAGGCGCGGCGCGCGGTCGAGAAGCTCATCGACGGAGGGTTCCTCCGAGCGGAGCAGCACCACGGGTTCGCCCGGACGCGGAGCTACACGCCGATCTTCGCCCATGTGGCGGATTCGCCAGATGGGCAGGATGCCAGTTCGATCCGGCGAGATGGCCAGATCGATCTGGCGGATTCGCCAGATGTACCTCTTATAGAGACATCAAGACAGGGAGACACCCCTGTAGTCCCCAAAGGGGACCCGGTCGATGAAGCGTTCGCTCTCGTCTGGGAGAAGTGGCCGACCCCGCGCAGGGGGACGACGAAGAAGTCGGGCTCGGCGTTCCGCACCGCGCTCACCGCTGTCGGTGGTGTCCGTCAGGTGCAGATCATCCTCGACGCCATCGACCGGGACGTTGCGGTCTGGCGCACGTGGCCGCGGTCGGACGTCCAGTACATACCGCTGCTGTCGACGTGGCTCAACCAGGAGCGATGGCAGCCGTCGGCCGCGGCGCTCCCACGGACTCAGCGCGAGACGTACGCGCAACAGAAGCAGGACAACAACCTCGCGCTGCTCGCGCGATACCGGGATGGAGAGAGCAATGGAGAAATCACAGGTAGCGGAGCTGGTGGTCTACGCGCAATCAATGCAGGGACGTGAGGCCACCGACCTGATGGTCGAGTCGTGGCACACGCTGCTCGTCGACGCCGACGCGGAGGTGGTGAGGGAGCGTGCCCGTCAGCACTTCATGACGCAGTCGCGGGAGCTGTGGCCCGCTGACCTCCTGTCGATGCAGGCGCTCGAGTTCGACGCCGAGGACTCGTGGATGAGGTTCAACCGATGAGCGCGCCGCTGAGCCACGTCATCGTGTGGTCTAAGCCCGCGTGCCAGCAGTGCCGGCTGGTGAAGTTCCGGCTCGAGGCCGCCGGAGTGGCGTACGTCGAGTACGACATCACGACACCAGAGCACGAGAAGGACCTCGAGTACTTCCGCGGGCTCGGCTACTCTTCGGCGCCAATCACCGAGTACGGCGGCATGGTCGCGGCCGGCTTCATGCCCTCCGAGGTCGACCGCCTGATCGAGGCGTGGAAAGCGAAGCACCCCGCGGTGGTGACCCGGTGAGCGTTGGATCGATCCTGATCGAGATTGGGCGCGAGCGTGGCGCGCAGAACTTCAAGTGGGGCGCCCCGAAGGACGTACCGGACGGCACCGGGCCGGAGGTCCGCTTCCACGGCCTCACCTATGCAGAGCTGCGCGATGCGATGCAGGAGACGGTCGACACTCGCGGGGCAGCCGGCCAGTCGCTGATGGCGCCCGTGCTGCTCGAGGAGGTGTTCGAGGCCCTCGCCGAATCCGACCAGGCGCGCCTGCGAGAGGAGCTGATCCAGGTCGCGGCCGTCGCGGCGAAGTGGGTGCAGATCATCGACGAGCGAGCCGAGCTGCCTGCCGCGGTGCCACGCCTCACAGAGATGCAGCGCCTGATCGCGCCCCTGCTGATCGAGGGGCAGACGTACGAGGAGATCGGTGCCGCGCTGTTCATCTCGCCCCGCACCGTCGAGCACCACGTGCGCAAGATGCGGACGCGGCTCGACGCTGGCAACCGGAGCGACTTGCTCGCAAAGGTCCGCGCTGCGCTCGGGGTGATGTCGTGAGCGGGGCAACGCCGGCCGAGGCCGCTGAGCGGCTCGTCATCGGCTCGCTGCTGCTCAACCCGGACGTGTTCTACACCGTGCGGGAGGAGGTCGTACCGTCTGACTTCGGAGACGTTCGCCTCGGCGAGATCTATCGCGGCATCGTCGGGCTGATCGCAGCCGGGAAGCCCGTCGACTACCTGACAGTGTGGGACGCGCTCACCGACTGGGGCGTGCACAACGTCTCGGTGACCGACCTCAACGCCTGGATGGCCGAGGTGGTAACCCCGACGTCGGCCGCATACTACGGGCGGATCGTTCGGGAAGCAGCGCTCGTCCGCGACCTCGCAGGCGTCGGCCGCAACCTCATGGAGGTCCGCGAGCCGGGCGTGGCGCTGCAGTCGGCGCTCGAGCGACTGCGCGAGATCCGCGACCGCGACATGTCGGGCGGGCTCGTCCGCGCCGAGACGCTCACGGAGGTGCTCGACGTGCCGGCCGAGGAGGACGTCTACGACTGGGCGGTCCCGAACCTCCTCGAGCGGCGCGACCGGCTCGTGCTCACGGGATCCGAGGGCGGCGGCAAGTCGACCTTCCTCCGTCAGATCGGAGTGCTCTCCGCGGCGGGCATCCACCCGTTCCGGTTCACCCCGATCGACCCGGTGAAGGTGCTCGTCGTCGACGCGGAGAACTCCAAGAAGCAGTGGCGTCGAGCGGTCGCCGGGATGGCTGAGAACGCGATCGCGCACGGGCGGCAATACCACCCGGACCTGTTCGCCGACCGGTCGCCGACCGACAACATCGCTCTGCACTGCCTCACGAAGCAGATCGACATCACCCGACCGCAAGACCTCGGGATGATCCACCGGCTCGTCGACGAGGAGCAGCCCGACATCCTGCTCATCGGCCCGCTCTACAAGCTCGTCCCTCGCTCCATCAAGGACGACGACGACGCAGCACCCGTGATCGCCGCGCTCGATAGTCTCCGCGACCGCAACGTGGCGATGCTCATCGAGGCCCACGCCGGCCACGCGCAGTCGTCGCGCGGCGAACGCGACCTCCGTCCCCGCGGCTCGTCGGCCCTCCTCGGCTGGCCCGAGTTCGGACTCGGCATCACCCGCGGCAAGGAAGCGATCCACGGGTCGATCCCGTTCGAGGTCATCCGCTGGCGCGGCGACCGCGACCAGCGCGCGTGGCCCGAGCGACTGTTCCGCCGCGACCGTACCCGCCCCGGCCAGACATGGCCGTGGGCTCCCGCCGTCACTCACTGAAAACCGGAAGGACCACCATGCCCACCACACCGAAGCCGAAGGCGCCGCGGATCGTCGATCTGCTCGCCGAACTCGTGGCGGAGCTGCGCCTCGCGAACCGACTCCGTGCGCTCTCGCTCGGCTCGTCCGTGCTCGAGCACGAGGAGTCGCCCCGGTCGACGACCGACAAGGCGATCGCTCGCCTCGCCCGCAGAAACAAGATCAAGGCCGAGGCCCGTCAGGGCCTGGGCATCGAAGACCAGGAGGTCGACCGATGAACGGAAAGGACGGCCACGGTGCGGCCACAGGGCTCGGGCTCGTGCTCGAGCGGGAAGCGATCGAGCGGGTGGCGATCGTCGACCTCGGCGACGGGGGAGGCGTCGAGCTGCAGCAGCGGAAGCGGTGCGTGGAGTACTCGCCGGCCGAAGCGATCGAGCTGGGGCAGAAGCTCATCGACCTGGGCATGCAGGCACAGCTAGAGGTGACCAAGGAGCCGAGCGAGCTGGAGAGCGCGGCGTGGGATGTCGCAGGGGAGGCGTTCTCCGCTGCCGTGCGCCCGGCTCACGGCTTCGATGCCGCTCCCGCATGTCGGGACTGCTCCGAGGGGAAGCACGGCGCGTGCATCGGTTCAGCGTTCGTCGAGCGCGGCCGGGAAATCGATGAAGTCGAGTGCGGGTGCTCGAAGGCCGGCCACGCGGTGATCGGTGGTCAGCGATGAGCGCGTACGAGAAGGGCGAGTACGTCGTCACTCATAAGAGCGGGTCCGGGGTGCTCGCGCGCGGCTACGGGCGGGTGTCGTACCGCGCCGGGGAGGAGGTCGTGATCACCAGCATCATGAGCCACGGGCGACTGCTGAACGTTCGCTCGGCAGGCGGCGGTCCCGTGTTCCGAATCCCCGGCAGTGAGGTTCGACCCGTCCCGCGGATGATCGGAGAGATTCCCGAGGGCGGCATCACGCCCGAGGACCCGCGCATCGCCTGGCTATTCGAGGACGCCGGCCGGATGGCCGACCGGCTCGGGCTCTGCAAGGACTATGACCGGCTCTGCGACGCGCTCGGCATCCCGGGTCGGTTGCGCACCTTCACGATCACGATCCTCTCGACTGACGGGATCGAGGTCACCGCGAAGGTGCAAGCCCGATCGAAGCGCCTCGCGGAGATCCAAGTGCGCGAGCAGCTCGGCCGCACCGTTGCCACGAGCCCTCTCGTCTTAGAGGCTTCCCGGCTGGGAGGAGAGGACCTGTGAGCGCCCCTGTGCTGACACCGGAGGAGCACCGGGAGGCGGTCCGTTTCGGAATCCACGACGAGGACGTACTCAGGGAGATGGCAGAGCACGCCGACGATGTCCCCGAGTGTGCTCGCGGCGGGCATCCCGCCGACGGCCGGGTCGTCGCGTGCTGCTGCGGGAATGTGGTCCTCGGCTGCAACGAGCACATCGAGAAGCACCTGATCTGGGTCGAGACGCTGCTGCTGACCGTAGGCGTCCGCTGCACTGCCTGCCTCCAGGCGTTCGTGTTCCCGGCCACGGTCGACGCTGTCTGCCGGGCGGTGGCACTATGACCCCGCGCATCGGCTCGAGCGACATCACGATGTCGGACTACTACTGCGGCGCCGGCGGCTCATCGACGGGCGCCGTCGCGATCGGAGTCCGCGTCGCGATGGCGGTGAACCACTGGGATCTCGCGATCGCGACCCACAACACGAACCACCCCGACACCGACCACGACAAGGCCGACATCAACAAGGCCGACCCGAGCCGATACCCGCGCACGACGATCGGCTGGTTTTCGCCCGAGTGCACCTACTGGTCGCAGGCGCGCGGTGAGAAGCTGCCCGACGGTCAGCTCGCGTGGGATTTCTTCGGGGACTCGCTCCCGAACGAGGCCGCGGACCGCTCCCGTATGGGCATGTGGGACGTGCCCCGATTCACCGCGCACCACGGCTACGAGATCGTGATCGTCGAGAACGTGCCTCGCGTCGTGAAGGGCGTGCAGTGGGGATCGTGGCTGCGCAGCATGCACGACCTCGGCTATCTCCACGAGATCATCTGGCTCAACAGCATGCACTCGCAGGGCGCTGGCCCGGCCGCGCCGCAGTCGCGCGATCGCGTCTACATCGTGTTCTGGAAGGCGGGCAACCGTCGTCCTGAGTTCGATCGGTGGATTCGTCCCGAGGCAATCTGCCCCGAGCACGGGCTGATTCGCTCTGCTCAGGTGTTCAAGCCGAAAGGCTCGCCGATGAAGACCTACGGGGCGCAGTACACCCTCCGCTGCCCCCACACCTCCTGCAATACCGAGGTGCTCCCCGCTGTGGCCGGCGCTGACACGATCATCGACTGGTCGAAGCGCGGCACTCGGATCGGCGATCGCAAGTCGCTCGGCATGGATGAGCTCGCCGAGAAGACGATGCTCCGCACCTTCCACGGCGTTCGCCGGCACTGGGCGAAGCCGATGGTCATCGAAGCGGCCGGCAACACGTACGACGCGACGAGCCCGCAGCATCCACAGCACCTCGACCCGGACGCGTACTACCGCGCTTGGCCCGCCGACGAGCCGCTGCGCACGCTACACACGACGGCGTCGAAGGGGCTAATCGTTCGCGGCGAGGGCAACACGACGCCCGCCCGCGCCGTTGAAGAGCCCATCGGGGCAATCACGGCGGCCGGGTCGCAGTTCCTCGCCGCCTCACCGCTAATCGTCAATCAGGTGTCCGGCTCGGACGCCTCCCGATCGACGCGAGCTGACGAGCCGCTGCCTGCGATCGTCGCCGGCGGGATGCACGCGTCGCTGCTGATCCCGGTGGAGGGGCGCGACGGCAAGACGTCGCGGCCGGTGTCGGCACCGATGCGAACCCAGTCGACCCGCAACGAGACCGGGCTGCTCGTGCCCGTGGGCGGAACGTGGAGGCAGGATGCGGCGTCGACCGATCGCCCGCTCGCGGCACGGACCACGCGCGAAACCGACGCGCTTGTGGTGCCGCTGCGCAATCACGGCACCGCCAAGAGCGCGGCAGAGCCGATCGACACCGTCGCGGCATCCGGCAATCACCACGCGCTCGTGATGCGCAACAACGGTGGGTCGGACCGATCAGGCTGGCAGACCACGGCGGCTACCGAGCCGCTGCGAACGCTCACTACCGGCGGCCATCAGTCGCTGATCGATACCGACTCGCCGCCCGTCGTCTCGACGACGCTCACCGACGACGAGATCTGGCAGCTCGTCTACGACGCCGAGTTCCGGATGCTCGAGCCCGACGAGATCAAGAGGGGCATGGCGTTCTCGTCCGAGTACGTCCTGCTGGGCAACAAGAGAGAGCAGGTCCGCATGGCTGGTAACGCCGTCACGCCGAACGCCGCCCGCGACATCATCGCCGCATGCGTTGAGTCGCTCGGATACGAGCTGGCCGCATGAGCGGGGGAGCCGTGGTGGTGGCGGTCGCGGACCTCGCGCTCATGATGCCGCCCGAGGATCAATGGCGCCGCTGGGTGCAGCGGTGGACGTGGCATCTCGACCAGGTGCCCGGCCTGCTCGAAATGATGCGAGCCGAGGCGGTCCCGCTGGCGGCGTTCGACTACCAGGCGGTGCGGGTGCAGACGTCCCGCGACGGCGCACCGATGCCGTTCCGGGTGGACGCGATCGACGGGTCCGACGACCTGTGGGCCGCGCTCGTCCAGTACGCCGACAACGTGCAGGACCTGATGCCGTCACCGCTGGCACCGCTTCCCGCAGTGGCGCGGTGGAACTCCCGCGGAGAGATCGCGGGTATCCGGTCGATGTCGGACGTCCGCCGCGACGCGATGCTCGTCGTCGGGTGGCTCGTCGACCGTGTGCACTGGATCGCGCCGCTCGAGCAGCTCGGCGACACAGAGGACCACCTGTTCGCACAAGTCCGCGCAGCTCACGCGCGATACGGCGACGCGTCGATCATCGTCCCAGGCCGGCCACGGTCGAAAGCTCGCCGCTGCAAGGTGTGCGGTGCGGCTGCGGTGGTGCCGAAGCTCGTCGGCCGGGACATCGTCCACGCGTGCCAGGACTGCGGGACGGTCGCTGATGGCTGACGACGTCCGCGAGCTGACGTACCGGGAGGCGGCGGCGCGCGTGCACCGCTCGATCCGGACTCTCTGGCGGTGGCGGAAGCACGGTCTGCAGATGGGCTGGGGCATCCGCGACGGGCAGCGGGTGCGGCTCGTGCGGGAGGACGTCCTCCTCGCCTACTGGCGGGCACGGATGCTCGCCGACCCGGTCTACCGACTCCGGGTCGCGGCGCAGATCCGCGCCGATGAAGAGAACGAACGAGAGGGGATGCCGGGATGAACGAACCGATCTGTCCAGCTTGCGAGGAGCCGATCGCGCCGGGGGAGAGGCGAGTCCCTTTCTTCACGAAGGACGAGAGGGAACTTCTCACCGAGAGAAGCGCCGTGCACCTCGCCTGTCTGATCGGTGGCGCGCGATGACCGCCGAGGACCGGGCAGCGCGGCAGAGAGCGGCGGATGCCGCGAGCAAGCCGTCGCGCCTCGTCGACCTCGGCGCTTTGCTGGCCGAGGTGCCTGTGCGTAACGACGGTCGCGGCGTCGACGCACTGATCCCGACCCGCCTAGAGGACCCCCGGCTCGATTACGGGGTCGAGGCACAGTTCTCCGACGGCAGTGTGTGGCGCAGACAGTCTGTCGGAACGCGGGCCGATGCGCAGGAACATCTGAACCTCTGCCAGCGGAGGGAAGGCCTCGGTCTGACTACGAGCAGCCGCGACCCGTTCACGCGCCTCTCGTTCGTCCTCATCGTCCGCACGAGCATCTGGTCGAACGACTGGCGCATCGCCGAGGGTGCCGACGTGATCCTCTACTGCGACCACGGATGGTCACTCTCAGGCGCCGAGGGTCCGGTCGTCGACCTCGGGCGATGGCCGATCCTCTGGACGTGCGACTCCTGCGGCGCGACCGTCCTCGACGACGAGAAGGAGTGGACGCGGCGATGAGGCGGCATTGTTCGGGCTGCGGTGGCTCGGTCGGCCAGCACGACTTCACCCAGGAGATCGACGGTCATCTCGTGCACGAAGGGTGCAAGCCGTGAGCAGCGGGCCTATCGCAGCCGAGCGCGCCGGGCATGCGGTGGGCAAGGTCTCGACCACTGACACCGCCCGCGTGTGCGCCGCGGGTGCGCCTGGGCGTGGCTACTGCGGCCGGAAGGCCGACAAGAAGACGACGGGCATGTGGGGTCTGGTGGTGTGCTTCGACTGCTGGGCAGCGCGACGGGCTGATGAGGCCGTGGGTGAGTACCCGAGGACCGAGTGGTGATCGTGGACGCAGACTCGTTCCGGCCGCTGCCGGTCTCGTGGGATGCACGGCCCGTCGACTGGGAGCCGTGGCGAGAGCAGGGCCGGATCTTCATCTGCGATCGGTCGAAGCGGAAGAGCGGGCTCACAATCCCGTCGTGCTCCGTGTGCGGCTCGCGGCGGCTGTTCTCGACCACCGGCCTCAGGCATCCCATCGCTGGCGACACGGTCCAGGGCGAGTATCTCCGCACTCACCGCAATGGAGATCGAGTGTTCGCGCAGGAGCCGATGCCGCCGTACCGAGATCTCTTTGCGACGCGCTGCGGCGACTGCGGTCATGACCAGGTCTACGACGCTCGCTCGGGTGAGCTGTGGGACCTGGGCCCTGAGGATTACGGGCTGACAGGTTCCGTCGCGCCCGACGCGTAACCCTGCTTCTCCGTCCCGACACGCCGATCTGAGGGAAGAACTTGCGCCCGATGCGTTGACAGACCCTAACGTCAGTGTTGGCGGTTCCTGGCAGAGCACAGGAGCCGGTGGCGCGTGGTGGTGCCTCATACGCCGAGAGCCGGTCCACTGAGCGGCGACCTTCCCCTTCATCCCGGGAGGTCGTGCTCGTGGGGACCGGCTCTCGGCGTTGGTACGACCAGCGCGTGAACTTCGACGGGCATCGCCCGACGTGATCCCCTCGGCCGGAGGTTGAGGCGTCTCCCCGGCGCCGACGCGCATGCCCCCCGCAGCGCAGTCGCTTCGCTCCCTTCGGCCGAGGGCGCCACGACAGAGGGGGTCTCCGTGGCAGGGAACCGGACGAACACACGCCGGCAACACAGGCAGCGCGCCGACTTTCGCGAGGAGTGCGAGCACGAGGTTCAGCCAGACGGCAGCGTGGGGCGACCCTGCTGGATCTGCGGACTCCCGATCGACTACGACGCCGAGTGGAACGACTGGGCGAACGACGACCGGTTCCAAGAGGACCACTACTGGCCAGTCTCGACCCACCCCGAGCTGCAAGAGGATCCCGACAACAAGCGGGCATCCCACGCCGGTTGCAACCGGGAACGGGGCAACGGGGCGCCCGTCGTCGACCTCGGCATCCCGTCCCGCGTTTGGGCGTGACCGACACAGAGCTTCCCGGCGCCATCGCCGGGTTGGGTAACACCGCATCAACCGCCTGAGGAGGCGTCATGTCCGACATCAATGCAACAGCCCCGGTCCCGACGATCGGCCGCATCGTTCACTACACACTCTCAGAGGCGGACGCAGAGGCGATCAACCGTCGCCGCGACGACGCGGTCGCTGCAGCCCACAACCCGCGATTCGCAGACCGACAGAAGCCGATGGGCGAGCAGGTCCACATCGGGAACCGTGTGAACCCGGGCGAGATGTACCCGATGGTCATCGTTCGGGTCTGGGGCTCGACCCCGACGTCGGCAGTCAACGGCCAGGTGTTGCTCGACGGGAATGACGTGCTGTGGGTCACATCGGTCTCGCTCGGTGAGGGCGGGCGTCGCTTCCAGTGGCCGGCGCGAGCATGAACCGCCTCGAGGTGTTCGAGCGCACCGACGGCCGCTGGGCATGGCGCCTCTTCGCGGGGAACGGTGAGATCATCGCGACCGACGGCGGACAGGGTTACGAGAACCGAGGTGACTGCGAGCGGATCGCCGATGCCATCGTGCGCGGGGCGTACGCGCCCGCCGAGGCCTCGCTGTGAAGCGTCGCCGCGACTGGCCCACCACGACCCTGCTCGTGTTCGTGTTGCTGATTGCGCTTGCCTCCCTCGTCGCTATCACCGTCGAAGGCATCGACTGCATGCTCAGCGGCGGGGTCTATGTCAAGGGCTTCCCCTGGTACGCGTGCATCGGAGGTACGCCATGACCGCTCTCGGCACCATCAAGGGCGTCTTGTCCCTGGGGCTCGGTGACGCCGACCCGCACGAGGTCGCCGACTTCGAGCTGCCGATCGTGGCAGAGGTTGAGTCGAACGGGCCCGGCGTCGTCATGCTCGGCGTGACCGTCGGTCCTGACTCGCTCGCCTCTGCGATCGCACGTTCGCTACGAGACATCGCTGACCGCATCGACCCGCAGAAGCACGTCGACCTGCTCGACGCTGATCTCGCGCCCGGCGCCGTGGTCCTTCGATGCTCGGACTGTGACGCCACCATGATCGGATCCCGCGGCGACCTCCTCGAGCACTCCGACGGGGGAGCACACGTCTGGTCACCGAGCTACGGGGGTGGCGAGTGACCGACGGGCTGAGCGCGTCCCGCTTGTCGCTCGAGTCGGACCGGAAGAAGGCTCTCGCAGATATCGCAACGGTCGACCAGGAGATCGCCGACATCGACGCGCGGAAGCAGATCCTCACGGCCCGCCGTGACTTCCTGCAGGCGCAGGCGGACCAGTACACCGAGGGGATCGACGCGCTCCGCGCCGCCCAGTCGGGATCGCAGCCGGCGCCCGTCGACGAGCCCGAGCCGGCCGCGACCGAGGAGACGTCGTCGTGATCGCGTGGGATGACCTCGCCGAGGTCGAACGCCAGACCCGCGAGCGTCGCCGCTCAGCAATGTCCGGGGGCGCGTACTCACGGCACGAGGCCCACCGCGCCGAGCGGGTGCTGCACCGATTGGAGATGGGCGATGACATCGACGACTAAGCGCCGGATCGCGATCGCCGCCGTCCTCGTCCTCGCGGCATCCGCTGTGCTCGTCGCCCACTCACCCTCGGAGGTCACGACATGGTGAAGCGCGCCCTGCCGCCCACCCCGCCGCCATGCCGGTGCGGGATGCCACTCGACCTCATGGGCACCCGCGCACACCGCGAGATGCACGCCCTCATCGCACGCGCCACAGTCCAGGCCGACCGTGCCCGCTCCTGCACCGAGCGCGAGGGGTGGCGCACACTACGCCAGCTCCTCACCCGGCATGCCTGACCGCACCCGCTGCGTCTGCTGCGACGGCCGAGTCGTCCTCCGCTCAGGAGAGTGGCGACACCGCGGACCATGGCGCGCGCTCACCTGCGGCCGACCCGTCGTCCGCCTCACAGACCACGCCCTCGCCTGGCACGCCGACCACCGAGGACGCCCACCCTTCGACCCCGACGCCACCGGGACGGACGAGGCAGACACCGACGGCACCTCGCCCGGTCTCGCGTACTGACGAAACCCGTGATCCCCGCCCTTGTGCGCCCACGCCGCACCCGTACCCCACGTCAGCGACTCAGACCCCACCCCACCAAAAATCCAGGCAACTGGACCGGAGGGGGGACCACCACCGGGGAGGTGTTCCTCTCTCCCCGCGGGTCGAACAGGGAGGGGGTCGCGCGCGCGATGAATGAAGGAGAAACCGTGACCGACGACAGTGCGTTCCCAGAACAGAGCGTGCACGCCGCGCTGAACACTGCCGTCCGCTCCGCGGGACACCTGACGACCGATCAGCGTCCCGTCGTCGCGCTCGGGCGAGTCCTGGCGAAGCGTGTCGACAAGCTCGCCGACTCGGGGTTCGTGATCGATGGCCGGTTCGACAACGTCTCCGCGGGGATGCTCCTCAAGGTGCTCGATTCCCTCGGCCTGACGGTGAAGCAGGCGCGCGGCGGACGCTCGATCCCGCGC